ATTTTTTTTTTGACCGCTTCCAATTGGGCGGTCAATTCGTTTTGCGGAACCTCGGCGAACAAATCCAATATCTTTTGCAATCCGTCCGTTGATAGGTCGTTTTTCGGTTCCCCGTCCACGGACTTAACCAACGCACAAAACGCCAAATGCCGGGGGGATACCCCGGATTGAATGAAATACACGTTTTGCCGCATATTTTCCAATTCCTGTATCGCCATTTCCGGTTTTTTCCCAATGCAATATCGTTTGGTTTTCTCAATATGGTTGTCAAAGTCTGCCAAATCGGAACCAACCCCGGCGTCGATAAGCAACATTTTGTTATACGCATGAAAACGCAACATCGGCAACGTGTCGATTGCGTCGTATATCTCGACGGTATGCCCGCCCAATTGTGCCGTAATCATAGCAATATGCGTGTTATCATGGTTGAACAAAAGGGAACCAACAATAACGCCGGGTTTCCGGTTACAAACGCCAAAAGGATTGCCAAAGCAACCCCCGCCCAAAAGGACAAACAAAAATCGCAATGGAACATCTTTGCGAAAAACTCGTTGCCGTGGACTTGTACCCACTCAACGCACCCCCATTTTTTTAAGAGGGTCAAACCGAACGCCGCAACCAAAGCGACCACGGCGGTATAAAATGCAAATTGTATCATATCAATAAGTTTATAAACATGGTTGTTCAATAGTCAATTCGCCCTCAAAGCGGAACCCGGCGAACGGGTGCATTAAAAATTGGTTGTCGATTTCGTCCAACGTAAACCCCCGGTATATATTTTCCGCTTTATCATATACCCGGTTGATAACAAGCCGCCCGGATTTCAACCGGAACCCTCCGTTTAAGACGTGCAATATTTCCGCCTTGACCGCCTCCGTATTGCGGTTGTTTCGGTCGTTGGTTATCGTCCGCATATCAAACCAAAAGATAATCGAAAACGGGGCTTTCCAATCCGATTGGATACCCGGTTGCCAATCGACGTTTTGCGGGTCGTCCACAACAAAGAACGAAAAGTTACCCAACTTTGCGTCCGGGGACACGGGCAAATACTCATTCCCCCCGGCGTACACGTTCGGCGTGTAATAGCGTTTGCCGCCTATCATTTTAACCAACCGTTCCGCCCTGCCAAACGAACGGGTCAACCAACCCAAATTGTCCGCCAACCCTTGTTGTATGTCTGCAATAACCCGGTCGAATAATTCCGGGTTTGCAATCGTCGGTACTCTATTTATTGCCATAAATCACGTTTTTAGTTTGTTTCAGTAAGTCCGGGTAAATGTATTGCCAAATCAACGACCCGATATTTTCGGTTGTCAATCCTAATATTTGCCGCCCGTACTTTTTTATCAATCCCTCGGTTTTAAAATCCGCCGCTTTGATTTCAAATTGTTTGTCGCCAACCTCCATAAAAAACGACGCTTCAAAATCCCCGGTATCCCTCAACGTTACCCGGTTGGTCGGTTGCCCCTTTTCCTCCTTTATCGCAATGGTTAGGGGGGAATACGGGGCGTAATCCATAATATCGACGCCCAAACGGTTTATACCTTGTTCAAACAATTGTTCCTCGGCGTTCATATCAATTATATACGCCTCGTTGTCCCAAATGATTTGTTGCAACCATTTCCCGGACGTCAAACCGTCGTTCGCAACGATAACCCGTTTTTGCAAATCCAATATTGATTGTAACCCCGGCATACCCAATTACGTTGTCCGGTACTTGACGCCCCGGTTGTTGCAACTCAAACAAATGCGGTCGATACCCTGCGTATCCAACCGTAATGCCTCAAACGCTTTTTTAAGGTCATAACCCAAACCGCCGGGGCGACCCTCAACGTTGCCGTCCAATTCGTACAATATTTCCATTTTGGACGCATTCGATTGATTGCGGTTAACCCTTACGTCCGGGTTCATTGCCAACGTGCGCAAAGCGATTGCGGCGACTTGGCGTTGAATTACCGTTTGGAATATTGACCGTTGGGATACGATAAAATCCGTAAGGTCGCAACCAACGGTTATTTCGCAATTCAACCCGTAATTCTGCGTATTGGTGTACATCGTGTACGCAATATCCCACAACTCCGGGTATTCGGCGAATGTTTCCGGGGCGTTGAACATAAACGGCGACACTTGCAAATACTTTGTTATTTGCTTCCATGCCTCAATATTGCCGTACCCGGTACACGTTCCGCACGGTTCCCGGCTCCAATCTTTCGACACGTTAATTGCTTGCATTCCGGCGGGCAAATCGTCTTGATTGTAGCAAAGGAACCACGCACCCCCGGCGTTGTTTGCGTCGCTTATATACGGCAAAAAACAATCTTCCAACGTAAACCATTGAAAGCCGCCATTTGTCAACGTAAAATTCAAATCAAACGTTTTTACGGGGTCAATTTGCGAACTATGGAAAAGGTACAATTTCACAATCCCGGTTCCGCCTGTCATTTGCAAGCCAACCCGGTGTATTTGGGCGGTAACTCCCATTGCCCGGACGGGGATTATTTCAAAGCCAACCAATTTATGTGCGTTCGGTTGGGTTGCTCTGATACGCCCCGCACCGTCAAAGAACGGGCGACGCTCCAAAAGATTCTTTGTTTCCTTATCCAACTGCTTTATTTGTGTAAACGTTTGTACCGCCGTGGAAATTCCGTTGCGGGTCAAACGCTCCAAATAGTCGGACAATATGTTGTATTTCTCCCAAAAGGTCGAACCCTCGGCGGGAACCTCGGCGACGTTATCAACCAAAGCAACCCAATACAAAGGTTTGCCCGCCGCATCGTTGGCGTATTGTACCACGGTTTCGGCTTTCCATTTCTTTGTATCGTTCCAAACCGGGTATTGAAAGCCCCAATTGTCCGGGACGATTGCTGCCATATTATCCAACGTTACAAGCGGGTGCGCCCCTTGAAAATATAACCCGCTTTCGGTTTCCGTCAATTGCTCGGCGATTGCCTCGGCGGGATTATATGATTGTTCCCAACCGACGACGTGCAATAACTTATCTTGTATTTCCTTAATCCTATACATAAGCCCAAATATAACCGCCACAAGTTTTTTTTATACCCTTACAGCATTTAACAATATTACTATCATTTAAACCCGTTTCCCGTTGTGCGTCTTTTACTGATAAAAATGTTTTTATCAAATCGCCGCAAATGGAATACATCGCAATTTGTTTTGCTCGTTGGTGCAATCCGCCTAATCTCCCAACCATATATTCACCAATCTTTTTATTTAGGCGTGATTTTGTTATTGGATTATTACAATTTTCTTTGGTTGTAACCCAACGCAAATTGTCCGCCTTGTTATTCGATTTGTTGCCGTCTATATGGTCAACACATGGTTTATTGTCCGGGTTCGGAATGAAAGCCGCCGCAACTAATCTATGAACATTAACAGATTTACGAGTACCATTGTACAATACTACAACATTATACCCGTGCTTATTGGGAACGGTTTTAACCATCTTTGTATTATTACGCACGTTTCCGTAATTACTTATTTCATAATTAGGGAAATCGTGTATTACTTTCCAATTTTCCATATCATTAATTTAAAAAGAGGGGGCGGGGATAACCACCCCGTCCCCTCGGTTAAATAATCGTTCCGTATTGCGGTTTATGCACCCGCACCACCACCCCCGGCGGGAAACTCGGTTGCGTTGGTAACGTAAACGGGCATTCCTAACGGTTCGTTCGGGTTACGTGCTGCAATCTCGGCTTTGATAATCGGGTTTGCAATGGTCGTTGGGTCGCTATTGTAAGCAACGATAAACGCCACGTCAACCGAAAATCCGAAATACTCCTTAACGGCACACGTCAAATCCTCCGTTGCCGCCCCTGCGATTGCTGATTGGTCGCCAACTCCGGTGTAATAGTGCGAACCAACGGGCAAATCAATGTACGGTAAACGCACAACGTCCCATTCGTGGAAATTCGCACGGGCACGGCGCAACGCCTCACGGTCAACACGGGTAAGGATACCAACGTTGCCGTCTGCAACTGCATAGAACGAACCCATTTTGCCGCTTTCGTCGGTAACGTTGTTCGTGTAATGGATAACCTTATTGTCGTACTCCATGCGCTTGTTTACGTCATTATAAATGCCGTGTTGCGCAAGTTTACGGATAAGGCTATCAACCCCGGCGTTACCGATAATGTGGATATACTCCGGGTAACAGTTTGCCCGCATAATCGGGTTTACGTCGCCCAAAATCTCGGTCGCCATTTGTACCGGAACTTGGATACTGTTACCCGTCTGCGTGTAGTTGAGCAACGTTTTGAAAACCTGTGTTTTGTTGGCTTCCAAAGCGGCAACCCCGGCGGCGTCCAAAGAGTTTGCCAACGCACGGGTCGTTTTCTCCATTTTCCGCAAAAAGTCATGTTCATACGAAATCTCGTTGTTCATGTATGCGGCGGGAACCATTGTAAAGCCTATCGCATAGGTTGCCCAAACGACGGTTACAAGTGCGGACGTGTTTTCGTTATCGGCGATAACACACGACCGGGTGTTGGATACCTGTACATTTTCGTCGTAACTAATTACGGGAATTTGTACGGTATTGCCCATTGACGCAAACGCACGGTCGCGCAAATTGGGGTTAATGATTGAGGACGGGGCGTTGGTTTGTTCAATGAAAAAATCCAATGCGCCATACTCACACGGGCGGGTCATATTACGGTCTAATTCCGGGTTTTCAACTCGCCAATTCTGCAATCTTGTTGCGATTAATGACATACTTTTAAAATTTTAATTGTTATTGAATGCGGGTTTACCCTTTACCCGTGGTTACTTTACTTTTCCGGCAACGCCGCAATATTGTTTTCTTTCCACGCCGCCGTCATTGCGTCGTCGAACTGTTTTGTACCGACTTGCAAGCCTTGACCCTGCAAAGACTGTGTAATTGCGTCGTATGCCTCAACCCTTGTTTTTGCGCCGGAAATGCTGATTGCACCGCCGCCGATTCCGCCGGAACCGCCCGCCGGGGGTGTGCTTCCGCCGCCCGCCGCTTGGCGTCCTTTGTCGATAATACCCATTGTTTCCAATTCACGGGTCAAAAGGTCGGCGGGGGTGTACGGGTTCAACTGATTGTTCGGGTTGCGCATAATCGCCCCCGTTTCGTCCTTAAACGCTAACATCTTGCCGCCTTTGCCGTCGTCGATTAACTCCGGGTTCATTCCTTTAATTTTGTCGATTGCTTGCGACAAAAGAACCTTTGTTGCGCTTTCGGGCAATTCCGGTTTGAACTTGACCCCGGCAACCGCCGTTTGCAATGCACTTTCAACACGTATGCCGAACAATTCCGTTGCGTGGGTTTGTTCGGCTTGGTCGTACTTGGTTTTTAGGTCGTTGAACTGCGTTTGTACCGCCGTCAAATCCGCCTTTGCTTGCTTCAAAGCCTTTGCGGTTTCGGCGTCGGTTGCGCCGTCGGCAATCGCCTTTTCCAAACGTGCCTTTTCTTTCGTCAGACTTTCGATTTGGGCGGACAATCCGTTTGCGCCCTCGGCTTTCGCTTTGAACTCCGACAATACACGTTTTGCGTAATCGTATGTTTTTTCCGTGCCGTTCTTGGCTACCCCGGTCGCCGCCAAAATATCGGCGTCCAAATCTCCGTAAATTTTGCCCGTCTTTTGAGCAATTACGGTGTTTTCATCGTTTTGCGACAACGTGGTTATCGCCTGTATTTGTTCGTCGGTCAAACCGGACAATACCGCATTTGCCTTTAATACATCACTTGTTAATGCCATAATCTTACCCTTTGATTATTAGTTAATAAAATCAGTTACTTTCCGCCCTCGGCTTTTTCCTCGGCTTTCGCTTTGGCGTCGTTTTTTGCACCTTTGGCGGGTTCCGCCGGGATAACTCCCGCCGCTTTCAATTCTGCCAAAATTTCGGCTTTCAATGCGGCTTTTTCCTCGGCTTTCGCTTTGGCGTCTGCCTCCTCCTTTGCCTTTGCATCGGCGGCGGCTTTTTCCTCGGCGGCTTTGTTCTTGGCGGCGGCTTTAGCGGCATTCGCCTCGGCTTGTTCTGCCAACCAATCGTTCGGGTCGTGCAACACGGTAATCGTGTAACCCTGTTTTTTCAGATTTTCGGCAACCGAATTTTCGTACATCTTTTTGCCGAATTTCTGAACCCTCGGAATTGATAAGCGTTTGCCCGTTTCGCTGTCGAACTTTTTAATTTCGATAACGGCGTGATACAAATGTTTCTCATTGTCCGGGACAATGTAATTTTCCGGGGTTACGTTCTCAACTGTAACGTCTTTAGTTTTCCCCTCGGTTCCTGCTTTCACTCGCATAATCATTCAATTTATTAGTTATAAACTCAATCTTTCGGTTGAACGGCATATTATAACCGAACTCCAAAATATTTAAAAACTCACGTTCAAACCTCCGTACAAAGGTAGAAAAATTTAGCTTTACCCGCATATCGCTTTCGCTGATAATCTGTTTGCTGTACAAATCCAAAACCTCGTTACGGGTCAAATGTCGGTACGGTTCCAACTCCGCAAGTATTAACATACGTTGCAATTGGGTTGGATTGTTCCGGTACTCCGTTTCCAAAATTTGGTTTTGTAAGGCGTCCAATTCCGCCTCGCTTGCGCCGCTTTCCTTTGCCTTGCTGTATCGTTCCCGCAACTCGGTTGCGTTCGACAAATAAAACTCGGTTCCGTAATTGACTTTTGCAGACACGAACAAACCGCCATAACGCAAACGGCAAACCGTTTCATCGACGAATTGTTGCGCCGCCTCAAATCCTTTCTTTACCCGGTTTAATATCGTGCTTTGACTTTCAAAGTTTGCCAATACTTGTTGTTCATTGAGGGCGTCCCGTGTCGTTACCTCCTCGTTGGTTCCAACGACCGACGTAATGATATTGTTCTTTAAACGTTCCTCCTCCTCAACATTGTATTCCAAACTCCCACGGTCAACGGTCAACATTTGAACCGGGTTGCGCAAATCGGGTTGTTTATCCCCGTCCGGTATTGGTATCTCAACGAAAGAACCGACGCCGTTAATACGGCTTTCCCCGCATTTGGGGCAACGCTGTAACAACCCGGCGGCGTCCAACCGGTAAAACCCTTGTTTGTCCTTTAAAAACCCACCGTCGCAATAATCGCCATTCTCGGCATTGCTAAAATCGCAACTTTGTTCATACCCGGAATAAATCGGATATGCGCCGTATAAATCCAAATGTCGTTTACTGATATGGTAAAACAAAAACCAATCCAACGCCTCCAATTGCTTGGTTAACGGGGATTGTTTAATGTCGGGTTCTTTGAGGCTCAACGGTTCCGTCCAAAAGAACCGGGCGGGGCAATACCCTAAATCGTGCGGATTTTCAACCAACAATTCGCCAATGTTCCCGTTATCGGCTTCCCGGAATATCCGGTATTGTTCGTTGTCAATTACCGCAATCCGTTTGTCGTCCTGTCTGAAAATTATCCAATCCATTAACCCGGTTGTTGGGTTGGCTCGGTAATCTATAACGGACGCAATCGGCAACCAATAAAAATACGGTGCGGGGTATTTGTCGCCGGGGTTTTGTTCGGTCGGCATATCAACAATTAAGACGCTGTTAATTTCGGTTTGGAAAAACTCCCAACCCTTATTGCTCCAAACCTCCGGTTCGTGCAATACGTCTTGGCGGTAATACTCCCAATCGTCCCTTTGGTCGCTATTCATAAACTGATAGTTGAACGCCGGGTTACGACCGTCGAAAATGCGGCTTAACTTATCAAAACAAATGCCCGTTACCTCGTTAGTCTTAACGGGGTAACGGAACAATGTTTTAAACATTTTAAATTTATCGTGCGGCAATAGGTTTCCGACAAACGCCAAAAAATCCGTTACGGGTTGGCAAATGTCAAACGACGTAATACGAGTTTGAGCGTGGAAATTGATACGGTTTTGGTGGTAAACCGCCCGGCTAATTGTCGCCCGTTTCCTCGGCTCCGTTATCCGCTTTTTTATGTCGTTTATACTCAATCCCATTGTCGTTGGTAAATTTAAAATCGCTGTCTTTGGGTAATTGCCAACCGCCATTGTTCGGCATCCGTAAAAGGCGATTAGCGTGTTCAATCGTAAATTCGTCGGAAAGGTTGTGCGTCGGACAAACCAACCTTACCTTTGTTATCTTTGCTCCCATTCGTTAGGGGGCAACCTTTAAATCGGTCAACGGGTTGAACGACGGTGCGACAATTGCCAAATCGTCCGACCAATTCGGCAAAAACGACCATTGGATTGCGTTGCTGTCCGGGGCTTCCAACCCTCCCAATGTTTTGTCGCCGATAAACAGCGAACGAATGGGAATCGGGTAATACGTTCCGGCGGTTTCGGTGTCCTCAATCGCTCCGATTGCGCCGTTTTCATCAAAGAGGAAAACGCCCAAATTGTCGCCCCAACTTTCGCACTGCATTTCTTTGAGTGCCTTAATTACGGCTTGCGGGGCTTTGCGGATAACTCCGGTAAACGGGGTTGGCTCCCTGCCAATGATTTCTTCCACGCCTCCCAACGTTTCGTTACCGCCTCCGAATGTTCGGGCGGCTCCCGCCTCGGCGGTCGGTGCTTGGATATACGGGGAAACGACAATCTTCGTGTCGTTGTTCGCTGACAATTTCGGCGTCCACGACGCAAGCAAACCAATTGCCGCCGCCGTTGCGAAACTGTTTTTGGTTCCGTCCGCCTGTGTCAGACGTTGAAACGCTACCTTTTGGATTTGCCCGAAACTTTCGGCGCAAGTAATGGCGGGTACATCGGGCAAAGCCGCCGCCGCTGGACACTTACAAATCATAATCTTTTGCTTTTAAACGTTTAAAAATCTTGTTATTAAAATTGGGTTGTCCCTTTACCCGTTCTTATCGTCTACAAAGTTATAAACTTTTTCCGATAAATAACTTGCATATATCGCAAATGTTTTTAATTGCGCTTTTTGACCCCCCGGCGTTCGTGGCTATATGGTGCAACATTGCCGTCTGCAATTTCCTTTTCGTATATCCCCGTCAATCCGTCCTCCGGGTCGTCGTGGATGTTAGCGTCAAAGTTGCGCAAAAACGCCGTTACATGGTCGTACACGGCTTTATATCGGGTTTCCCAACCGAACGGCATTATAACGTGTTGGTTTACCATTGCGGACGCCGTAACAATCCGGCTTTCTTTGTTTCCCCCTTGATAAAACGGGTCGGTCATTGCCCGGATTTTCTTTTTAATAACCTTTTCGTAACCCGCACCGCCGTTGTTGCTCTCAACCCATACTTTTTGCGTGCTGTTCCGGTTTATCATTGCCGGGACGGTTACGGTTGTTACGTCGGTGTTTTCGTCCGTCATTTCCATGTCGGTAATAAGGGCGAACAATAACGGCTCCATGCGCTTTGTTTGTTCGTTGAAAACCATGTTGTCCGACTTGTATATGTCATACGTGGCGGCAAACAAAAGGTCGTCCCCCTCATCGGCAACATCAATGTATGCGCCGGAACGAATGTACGTGCCGTAATCGGATTTTTCAACCCACGTTTTGAAAGGTTGGTACAATCGACCCTCGGCGGAACCGGGGTTGCCCTGATACAAGCATTGAAATTGTACCGGGTCTAATGCCTTTTGCGCCTCCAACTTCAAACGGTTGTGCCGTCCCTCCCATAATGCCGCACCAACGGGGCGGGGGTCTATCTCGGTCGGTTGTCCGGTTTTCAATGCCTCGAAATTGATACGCACCCATGCGCCCGGCGGTATATTCTGCAAGTCCGCCCAACACGTTACATCAATGATTATTTCCCCGCTCTTTTCAATCCGTCCAATCAAATCGTCGTCGTGCCAACGGGTAAAAACAATCAATTCTTGACTATCATTGTGCAAACGGGTTCGTACAACGGTTGTGTACCATTTCCACGCCGCCGCCCGTACTATTGGGCTGTTACCCTCGGCGTAATCTTTATACACGTCGTCCAATATCGACACGTCAACCGTTTTAGACGTCAACGAACCGCCACGACCAACAACACGCAACGACCCCTTACGCCCGACCATTTCGATAACATCGGAATTGCGCAAATAGGTATTTGCCATTGTTACGACGTTCGACCCGTTCAAAAAGGTATCCGGGAACAATTCACGATACCGGGGCGTGTCGATTATACGTTGGACGTCCCGGTTAAAATCCCGTGCAATGGTCGCCGCATAGGAACCAATACAAACTTTGGTATCCGGGTTCAACCCCAACATAAAAGCGGGTAATTTACGGCTTGACCCCTCGGATTTCCCATGTTGCGGCGGTTGCTGTACAATCATCTTTCGTATTTGCCCGTGTGCGAACATATCCAAAAGGGTATAATAAACGACGTGGAACGGCTCCAATACCAAATCGGGTTGCATATACCGGGCAAAGTTGATAAGGCGTTTACGGGCGGCGGCTTTAACAAGCAAATCCGGTTGTTGCCGGATTGCGTCGTACATCTGCAATAATTGTTCGTTGTTCATTGCTTTGCTCCTTTCTCCCATTTAGAACACGCCCGGCGACCTCGGACAATGTAATATTGATAATGCGGGCAACGTAAACAAATCGGGTTCCCATTTAAATCCCGGTGTCTATGGTCGTCCGTTATCCATTCCGAAAAACGGCACGTGTCGCAAATCTCGGTTTGCCATTCCGGTTGCTTGGTTCCCGGACGGGGTGCGGTTACTCTCTTTGCCATTATTGCGCCCCTCCTTTCTCCAACAATGCCTTTTGATATTCGGCGGACTGCAATTTATCAGCCAAAGCAAACAACATATCGTCCGGGATTGCCTTAACATCGTACTTTGGTTTATCGTCGTCGGTCGTGGCGTTATATCCGGGTATCTCAATTTTAACGGGTGCATCAAACCCTAACATCTTTGCCCTGCGTTGCTGAATGTTCAAAAGCAAATCCAAAAACCGGGGGTTCCCGGCGGACGTTTCGGTTGCGGTTTCATTGTACCCGTAATATTCCGGGTCGCCGTCCTCGGCATCGGTTTTGATTGGTCGCCCTTTGTTGGTTTTCTCTTTGGTGCGCATCTTTCCGGTTTTCGACGCCTCCCACGCCTCCCATGCTTGTTGCTCCATCTTATCCAATTTACGCAATTCTTGTGTAACGTATTCGTCGATATTATCCAACCGTTCCCGTTTCCACTCAATAAGGCATTGTTGCAAATCGTAATAAACCATTTGAAAGGTTATTGTATAACCCATTCCACGCGCGGACAAATCCCGGTTCAATGCGTCCGCAATTTCCCGGTACGAATACCCACGCAAAAACAAATCGGAACAAAACCGAATGTCGTAAATTCGTTGTTCCTCGGAACGTTTATTATAGCCTAATGGCTTCTTTCTCTTTTTCATAGTCAAACCTCCTTTGCTGTCAAATCGTACTCCCATACATAGCCGCCCGCCGTTTTATATACTCCTTTACAACATCGGGTAATCGTTATATTTTTTATTCCCGTTTTTCTTTCCGCTTCCCTTATGGATTTATACCGGGCAATTTCGTTTCCGGCTTTTGAACGTTGTATTACAGCTTTAGCAATTTTATTATGTTTGCCGTTATATGTATTATTATACTGATTATCGCACCACTCCAAATTATTGGCATTATTATTAAACTTGTTTTCGTCCTTATGATTTATTTGTTTCCAATTATTTGGATTTGGAATAAATTCCATTGCAACTAATCTATGTACCATTAATGCAGTTAGTTTGCCGGACTTATATAACCTTACTTGCAAATAGCCCTTACCGCTTACTGTTGGCTTTAGCAACTTACTTTTTCCAGTTCTTCCATAATTGAGGCTTTTTACATTACCATAATTGGATATTTGGTAATTCTCAAAACCAGATATATCTTTCCAAACTTCCATATCTTTTTTTTGCAAAGATAATAAATGTTTTTCATTTGCAAGTTATTTGCGGGGAATTTCCATTTTAAGAGACTTTTGTTATTAACTCAATACTTTTATCGTCTTAATGGTTATCTTTCAACCACGGGGCAAATTTACGGCTTTTCCGGTGCATTGCCAAACCTTTGTTATCTCATGTACATAAACGGCAAAACCCCGGCTTTGTTTCCGGGGCTTTTATGCCTATTGTCCTATACCGTTTTCGTATCTCCCATTTGAGCAACGAAAATAATGTTGCGTTCCACGGGGGTTGCTGTATTCCGTTCCCCCTTTCATTTCCTTTATTGCCAAACATACCGGGGCGGGCTTTCCATTTACCGGAAATTCCGGGTTGAAATATCGACACGTTCCGCATATCTTTTCGGGGCGTCGATTATCCGGGGCGCATCCGGTCGGCATATTGGGAATTTCCGACGAACATTTATTTTTCATTGTGTCGCCCTCCTTTCCGTTTATTCTTTCCCCGGCGTTTATCCCGTGGGTTGCGCCGTGGCATTTCGCCCCGGTGTATTTCAACCGTTGTTCCGGGGAACATTTCGCCGAAAAATTCCGCCATTGCTTCCACTTCTTTTGGCACGTCGAACGCTTCCGGTTTCTTATATTCCCTTTTACGTTCCGGTTGATTTTCCATTTGGACGGCGGGGCAAACGTAGATAATCGGGCTACCCTTACAAGTGTTCACGGGCTTTGCTTTCTTTTCACTTTCGCAAATCGCTTTATGTTTCCGGGCGTAATCCGCCGTTCTAAATTCGTGGAAATCGTCCCGGTGTGCGCTTGCACGTGTGAACATTTCCATTGCTTCAACCGCAATGCGGGCTAAAATAAAATCCGGGGTATCATTAAACGCCTTTTCCATTGAATTGCGGTTTACTACCTCGGCAATCTCATTAATAAATTGTTCTCTGTTATTCATCGCTCTATTATTTTTTGGGTTTATATTCTTGGCAACGTAAATTCCCGCACCTTTGTTCAGATTTGAACGCCTCACAATAACCGTTCCCGTTTACGTCCTCATACATGAAATTGGAACAATCGCCGCAACCTTTGTTCGGTTCGTGCTGGTGTGTCCGTTTATAATTTGGGTCGGTTTGGCGTCCTTTTACTTTGTCGTATGCCATTTCCAACAAATCCCGTTGCGGTATGCCTAATATTGCGGCGGAATGAAATACGACGGCGTTAAGGTCTGCCAATTCATCAATTACGGCGTTCATGCGTCCGGGGTCGTCGAATGTCGGCATTGCGTGTTTTACCGCCTCTTTGTACTCGTTAAATTCTTCCTCCATTTTCCGGCAACGGGACGCAATATTTGTTCCGAACAACTCATTAAACAGATTGGCAATTTGAGCAACAACCGGACGGGCGGGTTGCTCCGTGTAATTCTCGGCGGGGTTTTCTTTTGGTTCAAATTCCCGTTTAAAATCCTTTTCCGGGCGTGCGGTAAATCGTCCGTTCAATTCCCGGATAATATACCAACTTTCCGGCACGTCAACGAATATGCCGTTGCCATTGGGAAAAGAAAATATTGCTTTGCCGTCCGGTGTGCGGGGCGTTACAACGGTTCCCCCTCCGGTAAACCTCAACACGTCGTCCACATTGTCCCGGCGAAATTGGATTGCGTCAACCTCTAACAAGGTGCGACAATACCGGGTTCCCGCCGTGGCGTCCGGGGCGTCGTACTCGGTGCGGATTTCGTCCGCCATGCTTTCGGCGTCGTCAACATAGGCAACATAATATTCTTTGCAATTATCGACGTCGTTTAACATGATTAACCGTTTACCCAATCGCCCCCGGACGGCATTTTGCATCGCCGTAACTGTGTCCGGGGAATTATCCCCAATCGGAACGGAAATTTTGTATATGGTTGCGCTTTCCTCAACCGTGGGTTCGACTTTCATAATGTCGGCAATCATAACCAACAATTCCCCGTCGAAAGGGGTTAATTTGCTTTTCATCGCTCTACTTTTTGAATTTATGAAACAATTGCCGGAAATATATTTGCTTGCGGTCGCCCCGGCTATAACGGTCGCAATGCCGCCCGGTAAACGGGCAATCGGTTCTTTCAATTTTGCAACGTGCGCATCGGCACGGGAATATAACGGGGTTTTGTTCGTGCAATCGTTGTGCCGCTTTCGTCCAAACCTCGGCGATAAGAACGACCCCGTTATATGTGCAACGTTCCCCCGGCTTGTATTCCTTATCCGGGTCAAAGGGTTGCGGGTTCTTCACTCTCATATGCGTACTCAAATAGGGCCTCCAAATCCGCCTCCTTCCCCTCAACAGATACACGAACGTTTCTACCCCCTGCTAATGCTATTTCAATAATATTACAATTAAATTGCTGAACACTTTTTTGGATAACGCCTGCCACACAATCACTCACAATCCTTGTTTCTATTTTCATCGCATCATTTTTAAATTGGTAATTCATTATTTCGTCGTCGTTGGCGCTACATGATAGCAACAAAGCAGTTGCCAAAGATAGCAAAATTAACCGGGCTTTCATGGTTTTACCTTTCGTTTAATCCATATAAAGCGGACGCCGACCCCGATAAACAATACTTTCAATTCGACGTCAACAAAACGGTCGTAACCGTTGACCGTATCGACGGTAACGCCGGGAACGATAAACCAACTTTTGTATTTCCAATATTCCCGGACGTAAACAGTGACGCCGACCCGCCCGATATGGAACCCGATTTGCGCCGTATGTACGTCGCCATTGTTTTGGATAACTCCGATTTCCTTTTTACTCATTGTTTGCCTCCTTTGCTAATTCATAACCTTTTTTATCCATAACCATTGCCGTTGGATATTCGACAATAACCCCTTTTGTGTAAATCAAATTGTAAATCCCCAACTGTCCCTTTATTGGGAACTCAACAACCCGGCGGGGGTTGCGCATCAACCACCCGTAACCCTTTGTAATGTGCTTGCGCTTTTCCTCCGGTATTCGGGTGTTTGCCCAATCTTCCGGGGTAAACTCGGCGACGGGCTTAACATCGTACAACTCGCACAAACCCAAAGTAACCCCGTTTCCCAATCCGGCAATTTCCGGTTTGGCAGACGAACAAACCATTATGTCGCCCCGGTATTGGGTGTTTTTGCTTCGTACCTCTATCGACTTGACGCCGTAAACATTCCCGTCGTCGTCCATGTATGCCGCCGTAACCAAATCGGTTGCGTATGGATTTTTGACGGTCAAAGCCCGCCAACGGTCGTGTTGGGCGGGGTTGTAATCTTTGTTGTTAAACTGCATTTTTATTCCTCCTTTTCGTTATCAATTTCGCCCGGTTCCGGGTAATGAATGAACCCAATTTGCTGGACGTTTTGGATTGGTTCGTAAATGATAACCGCAACATCGCCGTCCGTCCTTACTCCAACCAATCGACAATCGGCGGGAACCTCAACCCGGATTTCCTGCGTTTTCATGCGAACAAATCCCAATTTGCGGCGACGCAATAACCGCGCAATGTTTCCCGGTCAATTCCCAACGCCTCAATAAAACTATCTTTCCAATAAATTCGGGGGTTGTTCTCATGTTCCGCCCAATATTGGGATATGGCATTGAAAAACAACCGGATTTCTTCTTTGGTATATTGGCGTTTAACCCCGCTTTGTAAGCCGATTTTAAACCAATCAACAACCGGGTACGCCACTTTGACGACTGCAAACGCCCTATGAAATGCCCCCGACGGGATTGGCTCGACACTTGCAAAGGTACGGAACCCGTGCCGCTTTGCCCGTACCAACGCCCCGATACGGTATTGGTTCGGGTCTGCGTTCGGCTCCAATTCGTCGCACCCGGTCAACGTTGCGCCAATTGCAATGCGGGATTTGTCCCAACCCTCGGACGCCTCGGCAAAGTCAATAAATCGGTCTATCCCGGTTGCGCATTTCGTAAGTATCTTAACCGGGACGCCGTGCCGTTGGCAAACGCCGACCGCTTGGCGGGTCAATCGTTCGGTTTCCGGCAACAATGGGTCGGTTGTAAATGAAAAAAACAACCCCGTTTTTTGCAATTCCGGTTTATGCGCCAATAATTCGTTCTTGAATATATCCAAAGCGTATGGCGGTTCTCGCAACGATTTTTTCAACTCCGGGCGATTCCCGCCCAACACTTTTGCACCCCTGCCTTTTTTCAAATAACAGTACGTGCAACCATTTGAACAACCGACGTAAAAATTGGCGGCGTTCTCTGCGTATTCTAACGCTTTACCCTTTGGGCTATAAATAACCCGTCCGTTTATCGCTCCCATATCTTAACGGTTAAAATGGTAAATCGTCGGGTTGTTCCGGGGCGGGTGCGTCGGGTGCGGGTGCGTCGGGTGCGGGCGGCGGGGCTTGCGTTCCGGCTCTGGTTGCTTTCGGGGTCAACATTTCCATATTGATTGCGAACACCTCGGTAATGTACCGTTTAACGCCGTTGGCATCGTCATAACTCCGGGTTCTTAATTCGCCCTCAATATATAGTTTGTCGCCCTTTTTGATATACTGATTGGCGACTTTTGCCAACCCGTTTTGCAAAACGACGTTATGCCATTCGGTACGCTCCGGGATTTGTTTCCCATCCTTTGTTGTAAAGCCTCGTTTTGAGGTTGCCAACGAAAAGGTCGCCACACAACCGCCGTTGTCGAACTCTTTAAATACCGGGTCATTCCCTGTATTTCCCAATAATGTAACTTTGTTTACACTCATTTTTTTTTAGTTTTTTAATTTGATTCCGTCAAACAGATATTCCCGTTTGTTATCCGACCAACCCGCCGCCGCATTCAACGCCCGGCGGTCGTCGTCGTGTACAAACTCGCAATACCATGAATTACCGCCCAAATCGGATTTTTCTTTGAGGCGTACCAACTTACCCACAATATACCGGGCAAATTTGGCGTATCCGCTTGTTTCTGATATATGGATAATGCGACGTTCGGCATTTATTTTCGGCAAATCTTCGATTTCCGGGCGTTTTTCCTCTTTCGGGTATGTTTGTACCCTTTGAAAATCTCGTTTAACAGACGACCGGGAAATTGCCCCAAAATCGGTTGTTCTCTTTTTGGTTCTCATTTTTTGTATCTCCATTTATAACCCTTATGCAAATTCCCTTTCCCCTTACATACCTTACAAATCGCCGTTGCAGAAAAATTACCTTTTCGGGCGGCTTCTTGTATGCTAACAAACATATTTACAACAATACCGTTTTTTATTTGCTCAACCGCTTTTTCGTGGTGTGGCTTTGCTTTTCTTCCAATCCATTTGGATTTTGTTATTGGGTTATTTTGATTTTCTTTAACTGTAACCCAACGCAAGTTGTCCGCATGGTTATTGGCTCGGTCGCCGTCGATATGGTCGATACATGGTTTATTTTCTGGGTTTGGAATGAACGCCGCCGCAACTAATCTATGAACACGAAACATTTTTCCTATTCCGTTTTTCCATAAACTAATTATTTTATATCCTTTCAAATATGCGCCTTTCATTAAAAACGCATCCTTTTTTAAGGAACGAACATTGCCATAATTAGAAATTTGATAATGCCCTTTGTACCCCTCAATATCTTTCCAAATCTGCATATTCATTTTTCATTAATTCAATCAATCTAAAATTACCGGGGTATATACGCATTTTCGTTTTATCTCCATTTTCCCAAAGCGAATGATGTTCAAAACATAATATATTAATATTTCTTGCATCGTGCGCCATTTCGGGATATGCTCCACGGGTTAAAATGTGGGAACAATAAACAGCGGAATAATTCCGTAAGGGTTTCAAACACTCCTCGCATTGGTGCGGCTTATGTTCCCAAACCCACCTAAAAAACCGTTCATTTGCTTGCGGTATGTTGCCACGACCGAAAACGCAATGCCCGAACAATTCCCGTTGAATTTCGACCCGCAAACGAATATCCATTGTAAACCGTTTGTAATCCAATAGGGGCCCCCCCCCCCTATCGGTTACAAATTGGTATTCCTCCCGGTCTGTTATCAAAATCGGCTCCATATATTACATTTCCGCCGTTTCGTCGTCCGGGTCGTTGTCGTCGCCCTCGGTTGCCGGGTCGTCAACGTCCGGGAACAATCCGGATGCATCATTCACACCGGGGGCGGCGTTTCCGTCGGCTCCGAACAATTCCAATTGCGCCTTTTTGCCTTTGAACAAAAATGCGTAAACCTCGTTTTCAATGTCCCCGGCGATTTCCTCCAATTCCTCCTCAAATCCGAACGTTTCCGTATTGAATTTCAGACGGGGCGAATTAATGGCGGTTTTCTGATTGCTAGACACGGTAAACAACCCGGTCAATACAACGCCTACGTTATCATCTTGACCGGAAAAGGATACGCCCCGCACCTCAATTGCTTTCAACATTTCGTCCGCAAAATCACGGGCGGCGTCTTTCTGCTTTTGGTTTGCCTTTGTGTCCGGGGCTTCAATAAACGACAAAAAGGACGTAATATTGAAAATACGACCCATGATTGGACGCAAGCGGTTGAAACAATCCGCTAAATCCGGGTGTATATCCTTCGCACTTTCGACGTGGTATTTGTTAGTATAACTCTCATTACCTATCGTTTCGGTAACTTCATAATGCACATCCAACCCGCCGTCCTTTATTAACTTGACCTTTGATAAGGCAAACGCCTTTTCGGACGGGACATACATAATGTCCTTTTCTTTTTTTTCGCTCATATTACAAATTATTTATTTGCTTGGAACCTGCCAAGCCCAGTTTTTTATTTTTCTTTCTTCCTTTTGTCAACACGCCGCACGGTGCGACGCTATCCCTAACGGCTGAAAAGCTTTTCATCGTGTTATCTGCAAACATACGTTTTTTTAATTACCAAAACAAATATTAAAATTCTGTTTCGTCCAGTAACGCCTTTATCGCTGAATTTGAGGTGATCGCCGGGCGTTCCTGCTCCGGTTGTAGTTCGGGCGCGGCGGCAGCGGCGGCAGTTCCGATTGGCTCCGTCACCGGGTTTGGGTCGTGAAATTGAATATTACGCCCGCTTTGCCCCTTTTCCGGCTCTGTGTTCAACTTTAATTGTTCGGGTGGGTATTCCTTTTGTTTCAACTCAATAATCCCCAATTCGACCAATTCCGGGACGCAACGACGCAACGCCCGTATGTCCTGTAACGCATCGTGCGCCGGGAAACTTTCGCCGGGGAACAACTTTGCGTACAACTCTTCCAATTTCGGGAACTTTCCGGGCTTTCCGTTGGAATAGCACACACCAACGAACCGTATTGTTTTCATCATGGTATCAACCCGTTTTCCTTTGTGCAATGCGTCCTCGGCGTTGGCGTCGTAATACTCTTTACCGCAATATCGCAATATGTTTGCTTTCAACATCGACGTATCGAAATAAATGTTGTGCGCACATACAAGTGGGGCGGCGGCGGCATCTGCCAAAAATTCATCCACGACCTCGGCAAACGGTACGCCCTCGGCAATTGCCCGTTCGGTCGTTATCCCATGTATCGCCGTCGTTTCGGGCGGGATTTCGTAATTGTCCGGCTTAATTATAAAACTGCGTTCTTTGTCGCCCAACGACCATGCCAATTGGACGACGTGCGGAAACTCCATAAAATCGACGTCCCATTTTTGGGACTTTCCCGGAACCCCGGTTGTTTCGCAATCGAAAAAACAAACATCGCTCAAATTAAAGACTTTCATGTTACTACGTTTTAAAATGTTATTAATCTTTTTCGCTATCTCGGCGGTATTTATCCCGCTTTTGTTCAACCTCCAATACGTCCCGGTTTTCCTCGACGTACTGTTTGACGTCCTTACGGCAAAACGGTTGTTGCTCCAACCAAAGCAAATGCCAATAAGGGACGGTTTGCATTTGTTGACCCTTGTATTTGCCTTGCGGCATTGGGTCGGTGTCCTGTAAACTCATAATTTCAATTTCATTTGCCCGATTTTTTCGGGGGTTTGTTCAACATAAGCCGCACCCGTAACCCATGAACATTTGCAATTTTGGCAATATAAACGGCTCCAACGGTGCGGGGTGTATTTCGACCGGATAACCCGCCAACCCGTTAACGGGTAATCTTTGCGTTTGCCGCCGCACTTGCAAAACATAATCAAAGGGTTTGCGGGTCGTCAATATATGCGTTGTATTCCTCGGCGGCTAACTGTTTGAGGGTTTCGATATGTTCGATTAACTCGGCGTTGCTCAAATCGGCAATTTCCCGTAATTCGTGGGTATATTCCCCCGTATCATAATCGACCGTTTCGGCGTGCATAATCGGCGACCATTCCCGCAAACGACGTTCGGTTTGCTCCTCGGTCAACCTTTCGCCCGCCTCCCAAATTGCGTGCTTAAACGTGGGTACAACGTAATTAAAATAATAACCTTTGAGGGCGGCGGACGAACCGGGGGACGCAACGACGAACCGGGCAATTACCCGGCTACCTTTATGCAGGGCGAAAAATGCGTTTAATTCGCCCATATACATTGCTAACCCGCCGTTTTGGTTAATCGTTCCCGTCGCTGTTATCTCTCGCCTTTTCATCGTCCAATAACTTTTGCATGGTTTCGTTAAACGCTATCATACCCAAATCCCGGATAAATTGGCGGACGGTTGCGGAATATCCCGTTGCGACCTTATCCAATACTTGCGCAAACAGTACGACAAAATCGCCCGGAACCAATTTGCCGTCGGCGTGCAATTTGTCGATTGGGTGCGATTTGAGTTTTTCGCCACGTTTCCCGGCTTTCTTACGGGCGGTTTCCCGGTCGCTCCAAAGGCTCGTAATCTGCTTTGCAACGTTGTTGTAAAAGAGGGGCAACAACAATACGTCCTCAATACTCATATCGGCAACCCTTTTATCCGGGGTTTCCTCCGGGACGGGTTCCGGGGCGACCTCCTCCGGTTCCGGTACGTCCTCGGCACGGGGCAAATGTTTTTCGGCGTCTGCCATAACCGTTGCGGTTTCTTTTGACACCTCGTCAAAGCCTTTTACGGCTTTCGTTACCTTTTTGATTGTGTCGGCGGTTGCTCCATTGACGCCATAACCGAACAACGCAAAATCGCCCTTTGCCGGGTCGTCCGGGAATATCTCGGCGAAACGGTCGGTAATCTCTATTGCGGTTTGCAAATCCGGTGTCCGGCGTGTTACCAACCCCAACCGCAATGCCTGTTTATGTACGTGGGTATCCAACGGGATAATCAAATTGCGGGGGTCGCATACGTCCCACAATCCAAAGTCAACCGGGGAACCCTTGCGGCACATCCAACGCAAAAACAGACACAATCGTTTACACGCCGATTGGGTTTCAAAATCCGGGATACCTTTAACAGAACCGAACAACGATTGCAACGTTAACAACGCCGTTTCCCCGTTCGTTTCGTGGGTTTTCTTTATCGCCGCCTCCATACTTTCCGCCGTCGTGTAAACGTCGTATAAACGGGCGCAAAGGTCGTGAAAATCGGCATACGTGAAAGTACGGTAAAAATTGGTTGTATCGCCTTTATACTTGCGCCACTCCGGGGCGGCTCCCTGCGTATCGGTTCCGACGATATAATGATACGGCGCACCCTTGAAAATTTCCCGGTCGATAAAATCCGCCTTTTGGATTATCTGTTTGCGGGAACCCCACGCAATCCACGCCGTTACAAATGCGCTTATCTCAATATTTACCCGGCTATCGTAACGGTGCGGGAATTGCACCGGGTCGGTCTGTATAAATTCGGCGGTTTCGTATTTTTCCGCCCAACGCTTCAAATTTTCGTTCAATGTAAAAGCCATTGTTATTGGGTATTAAGGGGGCATTGCGCCCCCGGTTATTATTCGTTTTCCTCGTATTCCTCAATTTGTAAATCGTCCTGTCCTCGCTTAACCTCCTCAATAAATCCTTGAAAACCGTTTTTGCGGGCAATGTCGATAATGGTTTGCAACCTCTTTTCGCCCAAACTTTCGCCCCTTGCAATGCGGAATACCTTAACGGTCGGATTGCTTGCGATTATCAATTTGGCGGCAACCTCCATTATCTGACTGTCTGAAACTTTCCCGGCGACGAAAGGCACGCCGTTTAATTCCAACCCGTCGTCCGTGAATGTCAACCCCTCAATCGGCAATTTGGACGTCGCAATAAGTTGTTCCCGCTCCTTTGCCAATTCGCCCAATTTGTCGTCGTATGTCCGGGCGACCTTTTCGGCGGCGTCCCGTTGCTTTTTCTTGGTCGTGTAATCGACAACCAACGCATTGATACGGTTGTGTTCCTCGGCTTTTTTCAGTTGTTCCGCCGTATCCAAATTTTCCGGGTTGTTCTTTTCGTATTCCTCCAACCATTTGTCGGCATTGACTTTGCGCTTTTCGTAATCGGCTTTGTCGGTTTCGATTTGTGCCAACGTGTCCTTTAACTCCTTTTTTATCGCTTTGGTTGACGTATCCGCCTCCTTTTCTGCATCCGCCAAACGTTGTTGCGCCTCGGCGATAATGCGGGCAACCTCCTTTTTCTCGCACTCCAATTCCTCCCTAATTTTGGCGGCGGCTTGGGCATAGTCGGCGTTGGCTTTTTTGATACGCTCCGGGATTTGCTCCAACTGCGTTGTACGTTCTTGGCGGGCTTGGCGAACGGTTTTTGCCTTTTCAATCAACCGGGCGTTTTCGTTTTGTTCCTCCATTAACGCCGTTATGTCCTTTTTCTCAGCGTACTCTTTGACGTCGCCGGGGCGCAACTGCTTTTCGGCGGCGGCGCAAATGGTCGTGTACGTCTTAACCTCGGCGTTGGCGTCCTTTCGCTTTTCCTTAACGGTCGTAACCTCGGCGTCGATTGCGTCGATACGGTTACGCACCTTTTCGGGCAACAATGCCTTTACGACCTCAATTTGTTTTCGGCGACCCTCGGCGGTTTCAGACCAACGGGAAAACTCCACGGCGTCAAAATCCGTATAACCGAATATGCGTTGCAACATGGTTACGTTGTCCGACCGCATCCCGGTTGTTTTCTGTTTGATTGATAACGTACCACGGGGATTGGCTTTGGTAAACCGCAATTCAACCTCGTATTCCTCGCCGTCGTCGCCGACAACCATTTTGGCAAACCCTTTGTCCTCGCCATTGCGCAACACGGCATCACGGTTCCCGGTCAACATTGCGCCGATTGCTTTTAAAAGGGTCGATTTCCCCAACTCATTGTCCCCGGTAATGAAATATACATTACCCTCAAAATCTGCGTTGAACTCCTTAATTACTTGGAAATTCAACAATTCCATTCGTTTAATAATCATCGCTCTATTTTTTAAAAGTGAATAAATCGTTGGGGCGTCCGGGGTCGAACCGGAAATTTTAGAACCAAAATCTAACGTGTTGCCATTACACCACGCCCCAAAATACTGGGGAATTGCGCCCCCGGTTTATCTTTACCAAATCGTAACGTCTTTTTTCAGAATATCCATTTGCCAACAAGCGATAAACACGTTTTGCAAATTCTCGTTTGCGTACAATATCGCACAATCAATGGTTCGTACCAACTGAAAATAAAACGATTGTTTGCCGTATGCGTCAATCGGGTAAACGTACTCAATAAAATAAGCCGTTTTTGTCTGTTTTGCGGTTTCAAATGTTGTCATACTCTCGGTTTTTGTTCCGGGAACCCCGCCCGGTCGGTTTAATATCATGCCGCAAATATACGGAAAGTTTTTTAACGACCAAAAATAAATCCTTTTATTTTCGATTATTTTTTGATTTTCCGTAATAGCCGCCCCAACACAACGCATTTACCCACGCCGTCGAACTCAACCAACATATTACCGTTGCGTCCCCGTATGCACTTTCCATTAGGACGACGAACCGCCCGGCACGGCATACGTCGCAATTCCGGGCGGGTCAATCGGTCGCCTAAATAAATGTATTCATTTACCATAATTTCAATTGTGTATCGGTCAATACGGCAACCACGGCGTCAACCTTTTGTTCCCAACCGTTCCGGGTTGTTACCTTTTCCGGCGTTGGGTTCCGTTCGCACCTCCGTTGGTTGTGGCGCATCTGCTTTACCATTTCCACAAATTCCGGCAATGTTATTTCCGCCAAATTTTCAATTTGCGGGGTTGTTTTATCGTCTGCCATATCTTTACCCATTTGATAAGAGAAAACGCCCCTACGGGCTTAAAATAATTTTCCGTGCATGGTTGCGGGTAAATTTTCCAATACCCATTTCGGTTGGGTCTGCAAAACGTACCGTCCAAAGTGTAATATCATAAGGGCGTCGGCGTTCCACAATGTCGCCTTAACGTCCGGGTAATAATCGGCGGCGGCTCGTTGGTATCGCTTTTTCCGTTCGGGCTTTTCCTCCCCTTTTACCCGTAATTTGAGGGTGTTTTGCCACTTTTGCGGGTGTACCAAAACAAACGGTACGTCGCACATCGCAATAATAGTTTTCAATTTCTCAAACTCGGATAACAGTTTTTGCACCCGAAAGGCTTTGCCGGGGTTGTCGTTTACATCGTCCGGTCGCAATTGCACCTTTTCGACGAATACCAACGGGCGGCAAATGCTTTTCATATACTCAAACCATTGTTTCAACTCCATAAGGTCGCCCGGCATTTTGATAACCTCGGTTTTGTGGTTGGGACGCCAAACGGCAATTCCCCCGGTTTTGCCGGGGTCAATGCCAATAATACAATCAATCGTTATTGTGTTCATCTTTCCAATAAGTCAAATAATTATCAACTTGCAATTCCTCCGCAACCATGCGGGCAAATGCGTTTCGTATCTCTTTGAGGCGTGCAACCTCAAACGCTGTGTAATCAATTTCCCGGCTCTTTGTTCCGTCCCGGCGGACGTGTTCGGCTGTATATCTGTTTACCCACCCGGCGGCAACTCGTTGCATATATCGGGACAATGCGGTTTTACGGTCGTCCTCGGTTTCTTTCACATCGTCAGCCAATCCGACGGCGTGCAACCAATTGTAAATAAACATATCGCCAAACATACCCGCATCATATTTGCCCGTATATTTATACCGCAAAAAAGTATCCCGGCAACGTTCGACGGTTTCATTGTGGTATTGTTTTTTTTGCTCCGGGCTTATTTCCCGCTTTGGTTCCGGCAAAGCCGCATACGCTTTGGATATTGTCCCGTTCTGTTTTCGCCTGTATGCGTTCAATATCTTTGCGAAATAATCGGCGTTGAATTGTTGGTAATGGTTTTTATCCGGGTTGCCTTGACTGTCTTTTGGCAAAAACTCGTTCAATTCCCCGGTCGTTGCCAACTCAAATGCCAACTTTATATCCGCCAACGTCATTTGCGAATAGTATTTTTTGAGTATATCCAACAACCGGGTACACATATACGCCCAATCGTTTTGCTCTGTGGGTATCCTAAACCCAACGTCCATTGCAATAAACCGGAACATTTGCGCCGTTTTTTCGACCAACGCCCCGTCGTCCATTTCGCAAATTTGCGTTTTCGTGGACGCCGCAAAAATGTACTTTTCAACCGGGGTTAACGCTTTGGCAACCTCCGGCAACTCGACCATTTGACGACGTATTGCAATCGCTTTGGTTCCGGGCGGCGGGTTGCATATCGCAATCGCAACCGCCGTGGCTTGCTGTCTTTTTTCCGGTAAATTTTCCATTTAATCGTAATCCTTTAAAAACTCCATTGCGCCGCTAACATTCAATTTATTTTGCGGGGCTTGGTGTTCGGGTTTCAAATGTACTTTTTTCTTTTCGACGTCCCCCCGTATGAAATTGCGAACCGTGGCAACCCAACCGTTGAACGTTCGTTTTACTCCAATCTTTGTGTCCGACCAATCGGCGACGGAATGAAAGTAATAAACTAAATCCACGGGCGCAAATTCCGGCGTCGCAAACAGTTTTTCAAACTCGGAATAATCGTTGCCCTTTACCAACTTGAAAACCCCGGAATTGCGGAATATGGTTGTTTTCTTTTTATCGTTCTGAACCTCCAATTGTTCGTCCAGGAACAAATCCCCGACAACATCGTTGGCGGGCTTATCCTTATCAATACTTAAAGAGTTATCTATATCAGTATTTAATATAGGGTCGGATTTTCCAACCACCGTGGTGGGATTTTCCAACCGGGGGGGCGGTGGGGTTTCGCAACCGGGGTGGTGGGATTTTCCAACCGGGGGGGCGGTGGGATTTTCCAACCACTCCAACGCCTCCCAATAATTCGTCGAATACTCACAAAAACGTACTTTGTTTTTCTCATACTCAAATTTATTGATATACCGTTTTTCGACCAACGATTTGAGTATTTTAATAACGGTCGTTTTGTCTAATCCCGTCCACTCAATTAAGTATTTTAACGACCCCTTAAAACGGCTTTCGCCGTCTTGACTGAACCCGTGAATAAGGGCGAAAACCAATAATTCGTTCCCTTTCAATTTTAACCGGGTAATCATTGGGGCTAAAATGGTTATATAGTTGCTATCTCTAATTGTCATTTTGCACAAACTTTATATCCGCTTTATCCGAACGGGTCGCACCATTACAGAGAAAACGAAAACATGAATAATGTTGCAAAAAACAATCTTCGCAACTGTTACTTTTACGCTCAACGGCTTGTAATTGGGTTTGATTACGTCGTCCGGTATCCTTATCCGTATAAGTCAACGTAATAATGCCGTTCAATTCAATATCAAATTTCCGTGCCATTGTCGCCGCCCTCCAATTGTTTTATTGGCTCCCACGCCTGTTTTACTTTCAATACGTTGTCCGCACTCTCATTGGGAACCAACGACACAACGGGGAACCGGGAATTGTCGCCCGGCTTTTGGGTCGTCGCAAACTGTACGTTCAAATCAAATATAATTCCCTTGCAAAATCCACGTTCCGCCAACATTCCGTCGAACGTATCCCGGATATTCGGGATTGTTGACGCTGTACCCTTTGTTTCGTAAGTCCATACCCCTGCGACACCACGAACCAAAGGGCAAATAAAATTCAATGTCAACGTAACGTCCCAACCGTCGCCGCCCTTTTGGGCTTTCCTATTGGGGTATTTCTTGGTAACGCCCGCCATTAAATTTGGGTAATCCGTAACCGTCAACGTTTCGTATTTTTTGCCGTCCCAAATGTCGAACATTTCCCCGTCGCCCCTTGCAATCAATCGCCCGGCATCGTCCCGGTATTCGTATTGTTCGCAACATACTTTGGCGGGGTCGTCGTCCGGGAAAACAATTTGTATGGTTTGCGGCTTTTCGCCGTATGCCTGTGTAAATAACCCGGCATACTTTCCCGTTGGTATGAAATAATCTACACTTTGCGGATAGCCGCCCGCCCCTTTCATTCCAATTTTAACTTTTCCCACACGGGGCAATATTAACCGGGGCTTTTGTGCCTCCGGTCGTGCAATTCGTCCTTTCATCGCTCTATCTGTTTTAAATTAAACATCAAATTTCCGGGTCGTCGTTCAACAACTTTTGCTTTTTCTCGCTTTTGCCCCTTTTTGGCTCGTTTGCGGGCTTTGCATCCTTTTTGGTAGTATTCCCCCGCTTGGTTGTGCTTTTGCCCGTGGCGGGCTTGTTTGCCGTCTTTGCGGGCGTTCTTTTGACAATCTTTGTTTTCGGCTTTTCGGGTTCCGGTTCCGGGGCGGCTTTCACGTCCTCGACGGTTACGGCTGTTTGTTCGTCTGGCGTCTTATCTTTGGGGGCTTTGGTTTTTACCAATTCCGCCAACGTCAACGAAATAACGTTTTGCGTCAAATCCGGGGCGTCATCCAATACGATTGCACCGGATACGGCGGTAAATATGTTATCTTTCTTTTCGTCCTCAATCGCCGCAATATCCAACAACGCCGGAATTTTCTTTGCGTTGGGGCTGTCTGTTTGGTCTTTTAGATTGTAGGACGGTTTTTTGCGCCAATCTTTCGGGGCGAAATTGAAAACCTTTGTTATCGGGAATTGCTCAAAATTTACGTTCCACATATCCCGGTACAAATGCAATTGTATTTCCGCCTCCTCATAAAACCCTTTGCGCCCGCTCTTAAAATCGACAATTGCGTTTATCCGGTCGGTTCCGCCGATTTTCGCCAACATCGTACACGGGCAATCAATCATTCCGGCATACTTGTAATACGGGTGTACTAACGCAATTTCAACGGCTAACGGGCGTACATCATAATCCAACACGAATTGCGCAAACGCCAATACGTCCTTTTTCAAATCGTCGGCGTAATAAATAAAGTCGTCCGGCAATCTGTTAACCTCAATGTATTCTTTCAACTTGGATTTCAACCCGTCCAAATCATACGCCCGGTTAATCAATAATTCCTCAAATGCGGCGTGCATAAACGTTCCATACGCCGCCCGTTCGCCTTTGTATCGTTCCGCCTCCTCAATCCCTTTGTTGGCAATCCATTTGATAAGGAACGGCGATTTTGGTAACGTTTGCGATAATATGGTTGTAACAGACGGAAAAAACTCCGGGTTTCCGTTTTCATCGTAACGATAATAATAACGGTGTCCATTGCTGTTTAACTGCCAAATCTTATACGGGGGTTCGATCAATGCGTCAACGTTGAAAAACATTGCTGTCATTTCCTCAACCGTCATGCCCGGCACGAGTTCAAACGACCTTACCGGTTGCTCCACTTCCATTGCTTCGAACGGGGGGATTATTTGTTGTTGTTCCTCGGATATTTCCGGAAATTGATCGGCGGGAATATTTCCCATTGTTTCGACTGTATTTTTTACCGGATCACCCGATACATCGCTCTTTCCCATAATTTATTTTTTTTGTTTGTTAAAATCACTTAATCCACATAAAAACATAATAATGCACATACCCGAAATTATCAATTGCCACCAGTGCCAAAATGAACCAACCAAAGCCGCAACACCCAAAATACCAAATATTACCATAATGGTAATAGATTGCGATTTATCGGAAGACATTTTGCCGATAATTTCCCACAATTTTCGTGTTTTCTTATTCATCGCTCAAACCAAATAAATAATCCGCTGTACAATCCAACATTTCGCAAAGGATTATGACCCATTCAGGTACAATTCGTTTCGTTGTTCCGTTACACAAATTCGTCATATTGACCTGTTGCGCACTTTCAGATACGCCCGGAAATATGCGGGCGGCAATGTCTTTTTTTAAAACCTTTTTTCCGTTCATCTCAGAACGGGCGATTGCCTCGTTTACTTTCAATTTCATTGTTTTACATTTTAAAGTTTAATAACTCGGTTCGTTGCTCTCTGTGTGTCCGCAATGCGTACACGTTTTTTGTTCCCATAACGGGGTGTATTCCGGTTCGCTGTCATAGTCAAACCCACCCGTCTGTTTATATTCGCCGTCGGTAGTTTCCATTTCTCCGCCGCATTTCGGGCAATCCCCAGAACCAAACAACACACTATTCATAATAGTGTCGCAATATTCAGAACGGGGTATAACACCAATAGCACACATTAATTGCGCTAATTCATTAACCGTTATTTGCCGGTTTAATACTTCCCTGATTTTGCAACCATAATTATCAGAAATATCATCTACCAAATTACGGTGTTTCAATTCACCAACTATGTCAATTGATAGCTGTTTGAAAGTTCGCCCCGTTATCGTGGCTAACTTGTTTAATTTTTCGCTCTCTTTTATTATCATGTCTTTGCCGGGCTTCCCGGGGTTTTGTTTTTGCAAACATACAATATTTTTTTTAAACTACAAAAATATTTTTTTATTTTAGTAAATAATTTACCGGATACTATTGAATAATCGGTATTTTGTATTACATTTGTCGTACCGCATAACCACACATCGCTCTCGGTTACTGCGTTCCGGGCTCCCGACGTACCTGTTACGTTCGGGGGCCCGTCTTTTATTGGTGTATCTGTTTTAATAGTTTGGCAATACCACGCCCATCCCGTATGGTTTTCCCAGTATGCCAACCGGAATACGGGAATAACGTAACTGTCGATCCTTTGAACGTAAATTTTAAAGTCGTGGCGTTTTCCTCGATTATCTCATAACCTAACGCTGTTATTTGATTCCGGGCGTACTCCATGCGACGTGGCTCCAATTCATTTTGTCTTTCAATGTTTAATCTCATTTTATTCCTCGGTTATAATTCGACAATAACAAAAGGTTCAACCCGTGCCGGGCTGTATCCTGTTTTGTTCTTTTCTCTCAATGTGGCGGCACAACTATTACAACAACGGCCCCAGTCCCGGCGAAGTTACGGGTATCGGCGTTGTATTCTTTACCACAGTTATCGCACGCCCTTTGTATATATGCCGCCCATCTCATATCGTACCGTAATAGCGGATGAATGCCAACAGCGGACGTGTCCGCAAATAATCCGCATCGGTTTCGTGTCCGTGTGCCTCCATTTCAAATGCGGAAGCATAGTATACCGTATCGTTCAATTTCTCGCGGGCATCGCCACGAATCATGTGATAAACGTAGGAAATACCGCACTCCACGCCGTAAAGCCCGTAATAAAACAGCGGTACGCCCGCTAACCACCATGCCGACAGGCTGCCGCCGAACAAGTGTATTACACCAGATACGATCAGCCATATCAGCGCGGCAAGTATGCAACATTCACGATATTGTGCCGCGTGTATCGCTTCATGCCGTACCGTATCCTCAGTCAGTTCGGCGTGCTTGGTAAACACCGCACCGAACAACATTATCGTCCCGTATCCCTTACACAGGATAGTCCGAGCCAAAGTAGAATTGTAATACACTTTCATAATTCCCTGTTTTTAAAGTATTGGCTTACGCCGTTAACATTTGATTTCATAATGAAAAATATTATTTGTTGCCGGGAAAACGCCCGGTAGTTAGTTACGAATAATAGAATGTAATTTTGACACCTCGGCGCAACTTGCAAACCTCTTTGTCGCCGTAACAGTTGAATGCACGGTTTAAAAGACGGTTAACCAATTCAATGTCGCCGACAATGCAAATCAACCCGGCAACCCCCACCAACGTATTAACCTTTTCCCCGTTTACCGTTCCGGCAATCTTGATTTTGTAATTGCGGTTAATTTCTCTTGTTGTGTACTTTAACCCTTTATAAATGTTTTTAGCATCCATTGCTTATGAGTTATAAATATTCAGGGAAACCGCCCCGTCGTTATATTATCGTACTGCAAATATAAAATATTTATTTTTATCACAAAAGAATAATGTTTTATTCACACTTTTTTTATCAAAAATATTTCTTCTGGCTCAAATCAAAGTTATTTTTCCATAATTTTGCGTTTAACGCACTTTCTTTGTTGAGACGGGCAAGTTATTCACTTTTAAATTATCGTTGAAATTTGGGGCCCAAAACGGCAAAGACAAAAAAGAGGATACAACCGAATGTATCCTCCCAGTAAAAATGATTAATTTTTGCGGCTATCTCTCTATTTCGATATACTCAACGCCTAATATATCGGTATTAGGGTTTTTGCTTACGGCATCAATCTTTCGGCTTCGTACCTTCCGTGTTTTCCAAAGGAATCCCAAAAACCGTTTATACTTGACCGTTGCCGCTATCAATAGGCTATCCCGGTTTACAAACGTTCCGGTAAAATCCCCGGCGGGCGTGGCGCATCCGTGTAACTCAAACCACGGGTCGATAATATCAACACATCGTAAAACGGTCGTAACGGTATCCCCCGGCAAATAAACGATACTATCCCGGACGGTTCCCCGCAATTCGTTTATCGTTTGCAATTGGGCGGTCGTAACCGCTTGCAAATCCCGGTTCTTTGTCTGCAACGTTTTTATCAACGCCGCATCGTCCGCCCGGTACTTTTCAAACTCCGACAACTTCAATTGCAGAACGCCAACGGTTACGGCGTTTAAACTGTCTTTTGTTTGGTATCGTTCCACGTCTGCCAATAACGCCTCCGTGTTGCTCCGGTACTTATCCCGTTCGTCGGTCAACCGCTTTATTTTGGCGTGCTGTATCCAAAGGGCGGCGGCAACCGCCAATATGATTGCCGCCAATATCAAATACTTTTTCATACGATAACAGTTTTTGCACGTTCGTAAATTGCCAATCGGTCGTCCAACCCATTGTATCCGCCGTTAACCCGTTTGGTTATCTGTTTGAAAACCTCGGTATCATTCGCCCCACCCAACCCGTCGGCAATAGCGTTTAACCCTGCGTTTTCCCACCACCACGCCGCCGATTGTGCGGCATACTCCGGGGTTGCCAACAATTCCGGTTCGTCCACAAAGTCCACGCCCAACGGCAATGCGTACATCTTTTGCGACGCCTCGTTGTAATTGGATTTTCCGGTTATCTGTATCAACCCACGCCCCCGGTATTTCCAACCGTCGCCGCTTTTTGTGTCGCCGTTCCCCAATCGGTTTGCATACACGACGTTTGCGATTGCCTCCGGTTTCCGGGCGTATTGTTCCGCCTCGGCATCCGTCTTGAAATATTTACCGAAAACCGACCGTAACGCCTTTGCGCTGTAATTAAGGTTTTCGACAACGGCGGATAATTGCCCGCTTTCGTGTCCGATTTGCGCCAAAAACGCCCGTATCCGGTTCGGGTTATCAATATTATACCGTATCATTGCAAGCCGTAAGGGGCTTGCATATTTTGCCCGGTTTTCCTCCGTGCTGTTTGGGAAAATCTGCTTTAAAACATCTTTCATTTTTCGCCCTCCTTTTTTGTGTCCTCGACGTCCTCAATACAATTTTCAACATCGGAACGATTAAACAATTTAAAAATGTTCACTTTCTTTTTTATGCCTTTGTACTCAAAGTAATTGTTAAAACAACTTGAAATTTCGACCCCGTAAACAATTAAGAGAAACAACGCCGACAATATCGGGATACCCAATATTTCGCCGTATGCTTGACCGAATAACCCCGCCAAAGTTATCCAACAAACATAGTCAACCAATTTGTTTATTGCCCGCCTCCATTTTCGGGACGTTCGGATTGTTTCGCCACGCTTACGGGCGGCGGCTATGCCAAACCGACTATCCACAACAATAAGAACGATTGCCAAAAGCAAAAACGGGGTCAATTTGTTGTAAAACTCTAATAACGGGACGACCATTGCGACGGTCGCTCCGTTAATAATGTTGCGTTCCTGTAAAATCATTGTCTGTTTTCTTCCACATTAATGTAAGGGATAAAAACCCCACTATGTTAGAATACTATAAAGATTATGGGCATACATCCTATGCCCGGCAGCCGTGGGATGCACCCCATCTTGTATCATTGCATCTTTATAGGCTTGAGGATCGGAAACATTTGGAAATCCTATTACTGATGTATCAACAACACTAAATCCCGCCATTGTTGCAACTTCAAATATCGCGTTACGATATGCATTTAACGGTACAACATTTGCTTCATCTATGGTTCTACTATCATTTAAGGGAGTAATAAATATTATTTGTCTATCAGGAATAGTTTGTGTTAAATGTTTGCATACAACATCCAATCCTCCGTAAAATGTCGCATTTGTTGTATCTCCTAAACTTCCTAATGGTTGTTGTCTATAATAATCATTAATTCCCCCGGCAATAAATATAAATTCAAAATCAACATTAGAATCTATAATATTGGTTATTTGAGTGGTAATACTTGTTACTGCGGGGGTATGTTCTATTTCTGTAAAACCAGAACCCGATATAGCATAATTGGTTGAATTTGAGAAACCAGCCAAGTTGGAAAATATCTTACGATAATTTTCAGTAATTTGCCCGAAAGGATTAGAAGCAACTCCAACGGTTACACTATCTCCGAAAAATGCCGCTTTTGCCCCTTCAAAATTATATTTTTTCTGCAAATTATGTCCATATTTTAAAACAGCATTCGATTGTATAGTACTTTTCTTATTAATCTCTTCAATTATTTTATTCATCTGATAAAAGACGGCAAAATAACTTTTTAATTCCCATCCAGAAGCAGTAGTACAAGTTCTTACATAATATACATCATCCGGAATAAAATCTTGTAAAGATGTCATATTGCTACCAGCTGATGTAGCAGGTATGGTAGAAATTAATTTTTTGTTTTTATCATATAAACATAAAAGAGCTGTTTGTACACCATTTGAATATTGTCCCATTACTGCACCCTCATACTTTAATCCAGGCAATACAGGGATTAAATCCGTATATAGCCAATATGGCGTAGATACAATGGTTCCATCTGCTTTTATATAACCATGATTAGCAAATGGAAAATTTTGGGCAACTTCATTAGAATTTACTATATCTGAATTACTTAAATATTTTATATTATTAGGTAAATAAATAAGTAATTCCCCCATAAGACAACGAGCAATAATAGTCCATGCGGGGATATTGGTTGGTAATGTTGCTTCTGTAAATACGTATGTGTATATATATTCTTTATTTTTTGGCAAATCATCCATTGATGTAAACGGAACAAAAGAATTTTTCTTTTTTGATAGTACCAAATAACTACCATGTTGTAACAGTGCATTAATAACTACAGGCGCATAATTTGTTCTATCTGCATAATATAAGAAAACTGTTGTACCATAAGTATCATCATAATTAGCACTTGTAGTTAAATGCAGTGAATCATAGCCTGTTCCAACTTGTCGTCTTACAAGAATATTATTTTTCCACATTGTATTTACTAAATACAATGGTGCACCTTCATTTCTGAGATAATTAAAAATACCTTTGATTCTATAATCTAAATATAGATATACATCAGGGAACATGTTACTTATCGCAGTGCTAACAATACAATATTTTGCATTATCAGGAACTATCCCGTTTATTTTATTATATCCCAATACTACTCCCGGAATTGAACTTATAAATACCTTATTTTCATCATAGAAAGCGATCAAACTTACATCTTCCTGTGAATAAACTTTAAGTTCATAATAAGTTCCAGCCATAACTGGTTCATAATAGGTTGTTTTCCAATATTCAGTATACGCAAAAGTTCCATCTGCTTTCACATATCGCCCTAGAACTGAAAACGGTATAAATGATTCTGTATTGTTCCTTAATAATGCCACTTCCTCTGACGTTGCTACTCCTAATACCGTTTTAGTCCAATTCCCTTTCTTATTCTGAAAAATAACAGTTGTATTATCACCTATAACTGCGCCGTTAAAATAAGTATATAATCCATTTTGTACGGCTAAATAGAAAACGTTTTGATCGGGGGTTCCAGGATTAGTATCAGGAGTTGCAATTCCGGCAAAAGTTGCATTTTCTCCTACTGTTGAAATAATAGTCAGGAGTGTATTTTGCAATAATAAACCGGTAATTTCTTGATTCCCGTTTTGTTTAATTACACTCGTAATAGATTTTTTCAAAGTTTCATAATTTCCCATGACTGCCAATTTTATTAATTATCAAAATCATTGTTAAAATCATTATTAAAATCTCCTAAATTGGATGGAACGATACCCCGTCCAATCTTTTTAATTACTGTATCGCATTCAAATTCTGCCTCGACAGATGCTAAATTACCCTGTGTTTGCCATTTTACAGTAATCAAAAATGTATCGCAGTTATATGTTTGTCCGTTAGCAGTTATCCGGACATAATCCGCCATTCGAATAACTCGCATTGCATCGCAAAGATATTCGGGCGCAAGGAATTGGAACTTATAACGTTTTTCACTCAATTGCTTTTCAGGGAAGAAAAAACCGTCTCTATCCTCTCCTTCTTCCTCAAAGATATATTCCGGTTTACCTATCTCGGCACAAAGATATAATATGTTTTTAAAGGGCGATGCATAATCAATTGCCCCGTCATCAAACGTTATATTATCAATATCCCACCACTCTATTTTCATATAGTTTTCAATACCATGAACAATAGTAAAAACGTCGGAAGTAAACCGATCCTTTCCATCGTGTAAACCTAAATAAAATTGCCCTTCTTCCATTTCATTAGGAAAGGGAAATATACCCGGATAACTTATCACATCATAACCCAAAGTTGAAAAGCGATTAAGCCGCAAACCACCCTCTAATAATGTTTGAGTAACATTACGCACTTCACTTCCAATTAACCCATTTTTATTGACCCGTCGAATTACAGCAGTAGGATTCCATACTGATGAAGTTGGACGAATTATCTGGAATGGTAACAACCTATTGGAAGGAGAAAACAACGGATATATTTCTCCATATGCGTAAGACTTCCGAAAGTCCTGGTATTGTTCGCCTAAATAAAATGGCAATACTGATAAATTATTGTTCGGTGTCATATTTCAAGGTTAATTTATTCATGCGACTACACAAATTTATACTTATTTTTTCAATTTGCCCGTTGCCTAACTTAGTTTTTATAAGTTGCATCGGATCGGGGTCGTCTATACTTGGGTAATTCAACGTTTGTTTCTTTTTACGGTCTATCCCCAAAGCGCGTACTTGCGATCCATTTATTTCAACGTTGTAAGCAGGCAAATCGTAGATGTAAAAAGTTGGTTGCAGATATCTCATGGCTAATATACCGTTTTGTAGTACTAATTTACCTGCTCCAAAACTAAAATCCAGGAAAGGCAATTCGTATGTATTGCCGTTTTTAACCGCTGCAAAAAGCGCAAACCCATCGTCCGATACGCTTCCAGGATTCAAAATCATATAATCTATATCGGAAGTAAAATTGGAAATATTTATTGTCTCAATTTTCCCAGCCGTTACATATTTGCTTATAACCTCTATCGGGTTTCCTTCAAAAGGTTCCGTAACATCGTCCATCCATTCAAACTGGTATCGTTCTGGCATATCAACCTTATCAAACGACCAACTGTTTGTTGCAAAACTCCAATTTTTACCATTACGTATATTTTGCAATCTGGTTAAATCAGTGCCAATAGTGGGGGAATTATACGAACCTCCATTGCGAAAAAATTGAATATGTTCAATTTTAAATTTATTATCCTCGATATACCAATAACAACGGAAACAGTCCCGCAACATATTTGTTATTTGTTGCAATGTTATTGGGGCTTTTTGTGCAGGTCTATCATAATCGCCCTTTGTGACATTAGTTTTCTGAGTTATTAATAATGTAAAATTATAATCCCCTATCGGTCTATTTGATCCATATAAAAAACGGCTGTATTCCTCGGTTCCTTCGTGCGTAATTCCTGGCGCAATTTTTTGCAGCAATACAGATATAACAGACGATATAGGATTTGCGTCTCTTAACGTATAAGGAGATCGCGCATCTTCTTCCAATAACCAATCAGCAAGATAAAACGCAAACCATATAGACGCATACCGCCACGTTGATCGGGCAATAGGATAGAATATATCGCCGGATATACTGTAAGGCGGCATAAAATAGGTTCCATCGTCCCTAATACCCCATTGTGACGGCTCCGTGGAACTTTGATTTGATATATATGCTATATCTAGGGCGTATCTAACTACTCGATTATAATTTCGATTATCTTCTACAATATCATCGGTAGGTAATGGATACGTATCTACATTTAATACTTGTTCAACATCACATAAATAACGCGCATATATAGAATATGTAGCCATTTCACAATGTGCGGAACCTGTTGCACCAGAACCGGAAACAGCAGGAGCATCAAAGTCTGCATTATCCCACGGATTATTGCCGCCAATATTTGCTATATAACTATACATGACTTTATCGTTGGACGACTGGCGTATTTGAACGGTTACTGCACTAAAAAAAGGTGGTGTATAGACTTGGGAAACATAAATATAATAACCGTTAGAGACATTAGGACGCATTGTTCCCGTAAAAACATTATTGCTTATATTCATACGCCCGGAATATAATCCGTTTACATTAGGATTAGTCGTGCCTGTAACGTTAATTTCTTTTAGCAAATTACACAATGCAAAATAATAGGTATTAAGAAGCGCATTGCGATCTGTAACTACATTTGCATCCTGTTCCCAATACATACCCGACAAAAAACAAGAAACGACACTATCGCCTGGAATATATATTTGAATTAATGGCCGTTTTTTATAATTTAACTGAGTTATTTGCGGGGCCAACTCAATCAAATTATATTCCTTTTCTAACCCTGCCAACACATCGTTATATTGGTCGTAAACATCCGGCTGTACAGTAACTTTTTTATCGTCCTCATTCCACTCGCAATCCGTTTTCATAAACTTACCCGTGTAATATGGGAAAAACGATAACCCGCCGTCGTCGCTTTGCTCAATCCTGAATATAAATTCCGTATCAAAGGATTTATCGTTTATAAAATCGTAATCATCTCGAACAAAATTAATTTTTCCGGATAGTTTAGCACGATAGAATTGTTGACTAGTTTCCAATTCTAATTCCTTTGCTAAATCGTCTTTATATATGGGGTTTACTCTACGATATCCTGCTTCATCTAAAACAATCTGTTTTAAATCATCATCCGAAAAATATTGCCAACCCTCCGGTGGTGCAGATGATGAATTAGCCCAAAAATTTAAAGCGATAAAATTAGTCCCTTCCGGCGCAACACCTCGACCATCCAACGAACTACCTAACACGCCTCCTGTGGTATCAGAAGTCAAAAATAACATTCTAATACCTGTTTGTTGTACCCCATCTTTATACACTATGTATTCACCTACGGAAGCCGGCAATATAACACATTTATAACCATCGCCTACGGGGGGTGGGATATATATACCGCTCATCCCGTGATAAAATCCGGTCTTTATATACTCATATATATAAACCTGTTCCCTACCTGCATTTATATAAAACCTGTATTTCGGATTCATAACACTAATTAATTACTCGTTTCAAATTCTTATAAATCATTATCGTTTTACCATCGGCAGTGGTATAATACCGAACGGCATTTTGTTCCTTAATTGTGCGAACATCGTTTTGCAAATCTCGCATATCTGGGCTATCCTGCGATACATTTATCGTAAAGTTATTGCCATCTTTATACGCGTTCATATACTTACGTTCAAATACCCCCTGGTTCAATGCGTTAACAACATCCGGTATAATACGACGGTAACGGCGCGAATTACGCTTGTTGAACACGGCGAAAAATTCCCCGCCTTCGGCACGTCTTCGGGTTCCGTTCGGCTTGGTTCCCAAATCAACGTCGTTGCCAGATTGGTGCGAACCGCCGTTCAACAATTCAACCGTACCGTCTCCGTAAGTTTCCGCGTTTGCCGTTTTCGTCATTTGCGCGGCTTTGATTTTAGCAGCAGCAAAAGAACCCCACATTACCGCGATTGCCGGAATCGCTCCCCAGATACCTAACTGCGACCAAATTAATGCCGTGGCCGTCACAAGGTCACCAATTTGCTGTATTGTTTGTATCGCCTGTTGTTGCTTTTGGGCTTTCTGTTGTTCTTTCAACGCCTTTTCTTGCGTTTTACGTGCCAAATCAAGATCCTTTTGCGCTTGTACAACACTCGACGCATATCCATTAGCGCGGGCCGTTAATTCGGCATCCAATGCCCGTTGTGCGCTATCAACTTCTTTGTCAGCAGCGGACACGGCAGCATTGGCCGCAGCTAATTTGGCTTCCGTAAATGTATTAAGGGCATCCATTGCATAAGACAAGGATTCATTTATTGCGTCCTTTTGATCGTTAGTCAAATTTAAACCAAATAATCCGTATATATCTTTTCCTCGTTCATCTCGCTTGCTTTGCTGTATTTCTTGGTCGATTTTGGCAATAGTGTTTTGGATAGTTTGTACTTGCTCGTTGGTCATTTTAATACCCGCTGCTTTGTTCAATTCTAAAATCTTTTGCAAACGTGCTTTTTCTGCTGCCAACGTAAATTGCGTTTTGCGGGCCTCGGAATTACGCAACAAATCAAACTCCGACGCATCCAACGCCTGTTGTTGGTCGAATATCATTAACGCCCGTTGTTGGCTTAACTCGGTTGTTTGTTTCAATATCTCGGCATCCCATTTGGCATTTATATCCGCCTCAGATTGGCGAACGTCGGCGGCTAACTGTCTGTTTTGCGCCAACTCCAACGCCCGTTGTTTCTGCAACAATTCGGTACGCAATGCGATTTCCTCGGCGGAACCCTCCCGGACGGCATCCAAACGCAATTGTATTGCGTTTGCCTCCTTGTTGAGTTGGTCGATATTGATTTGGTCGTTGAGTTTTGCCACGTCATTTGCGTACTGTTGACGTATTGCTAACATCTGTTTGTTCATTTCAACAGTTTGTTCCTCGGTCAATCCTCGTTCCGTTTCTAACCGGGTTTGTATGTCCTCAATTTGACGTTCATACTGTACCCGCAATTGTTCCTGTTGCTTGGTCGAACCCTCAACCATTGCCGCAATTTCGGCGTCCTGTGTAGCACGCCGGGCGGAAAGGATTTGCGCCCGTTCTTGGTTTTCCAAATCGACTAAATCGTTTGTCAGTTGTTGACGCAATGCAACGATTGTGGCGTTGATTGCCGCCCGACCCCGTGCGGTCAAATTGGCATCCGTTTTCAATTGGTATTGCAAATCCGCAATTTGCCGGGCGTTGGCGGCTTGCGTCGTTGCCCGTTGACGGTCGTAACTGTTTTGGATAAGGGCGTTTTTTGCGTCCTCGGCTTTGCGCAACAAATCCAACTCGGTTTTATATGCGTCCTTTTGTTCTTGTTGACGCTTGGCGGCGGTTACGGCGTCGGCTGTATCCAAATCCGATTTCTCGGTTGTAAGGTTCACAGCAATATCAACCATGCGCCCGTAATTGTCTATTTTCGCCTGTGCAATGTTAATTGCGTCGTCAACTTTATACGTTTCAATATTGCCGTCCAACTCGACGTCCCAAACGATTTTTTTGTTTCCCTGCGCTTTTAACTCATTCAGTTTAATAAGCGATTTGCGGTATTGCTCCAATTTCGCCCGGTTGTCGTCCAACTCTTTTATCTCGGTCGCATAAAATCCCCGTTGCTCGGCATTTGCTCGGCGACGTTCCGCCGCCAATTTGTCCTCAATCTTTCGTATCTCGGTCGTCCCGGCGTTACGGGCTTGCGCAATCTGCAATTCACGCTCCAACGCCCGGATACGCTCGTTTGATACCGTTGTTAATTTCCCGGCTTCTAAATCTAAATAATCCAAATGCGCCTTTTGCAATTCATTGAGGCGGTTTTGTTGTTCGGCGGCTTGTTTCGTCCCGGACGAGAAAGCAACCAACGCACCGATAACCGTAATAAGAGCAACCGCCAACAAAACGTATGGATTGGCGGACGCAATAAGATTGAACGCCTTTTGCGCCACGGTTGCCGCCAACGTCGCCTTTGTTCCCTGCATGGTAACAAGTCGGTCGTAAACTTTTGCTTTTGTTAATGCGGCTTGTTGTATCCGGGAAATACCCAACATAAGGGCGGATTGCTTTTGCACGGCGTTTTGTATCGCCTGTACGCCCGTTGTTAGGGCAATGGCGGCTTGCAATTTCTTTTGTGCCTCCTCGACCGCTTCACTTTCCCCGCCGAACAATTCCAACGCTCCGGTATATGCGGCGAACCCACCGGACGCCCCCGCCGCCAATCCTAACACACTATCCAACGTTGACGTATCGGACGCCATGTTGGTAATTTCCTTTGTCGCATCTTTAACAGCATCACGCAATACGGCGGTTTCCTTTGCCAAATTTTGATATTCGGCGGTTCCCTGCTTACCCTCCAACCTCAACAATGCTAATTGCTTTGTTTGGTTCTCTATCTGTGTCGTCAATCCTTTTGCGGCGTCGGAATAATTACCCACATTTAACGACGTTTTCCCGGTCGCCTCCTGCAACCGTTTCATTTCATCGTAAATCGCTTTTGTTTCTGCAACCAACTTGCGCCCCTCCTCGGTCGCCTCCCTTTCCTCAACGGTCATGTTGTTAAGGTAAATTTTGTTGATTGAGTATTGCGCCGATAACCTATTATATGAACCCTCGGCGGCTTGGTTACGGCGGACGATAAGTTTGTTTAATTCGTTCGCCTCTTTGCGGGCTTGGTTTAATGTCGCCAACGTTTTTGCGTTCTCGCTTTCCGCAAAACGTACCTCCCTTGCGGCTTTCGCCAATTTGTCGGCGTCGGACGTTGCCCCCTGTATGGACTTACGCCCGCTTTCGGTCGCCCCGCTTACTCCCTGCAATGCCGCCTTAACGGTTATTGCCTCCGATTTGATATTGTTCAACGTATTCATATATGCGTCGCTCAATTGGTCTAATTGGGCGATTAGCTTTGAAATACTATCGTCCGGCTTTACCAAATCGGAATATTTGATTGGGTTGTTATTGTCTGCCATAACACTTAATGTATTTCTTTGTTATTTACGAGCAATTTGCCCATATTTCAATTTCAATTCATCGGCAATACATATTGTCCACCTGAGTATGACAATAACGCATTAAGCCTATTTTACCGCCTTTTACCTGGCTTCGTTTTGAACATCTGTTTTACCCGCTCAAATGCGTTGTAATACTCCAAAACGGTATATTGTTTCGGGTGCGGTACGTGTAAATGTTGTGAAAGGGTCAAACACATATTTTCAAACTGTTTGTCGTACTGTATTTCCATGCTTTCCGACCCGTTGAACGGTTGCGGCTTGTTGTATGTCAACAACTCGGTCGTTATCCGTTCGATTTGCTCCCGGCGGTCGTCTGTATCCCCGTCAATAATGGCATCCAAAATTAACATCGTGCGTCGTTTCAATTCGTCGAAATACTCCTTTACGCTTGCATCGTCAAACAGCCGGGGGAAATACAATTGCAATTCCTCATCTATTTTTTTTTTGACCGCTTCCAATTGGGCGGTCAATTCGTTTTGCGGAACCTCGGCGAACAAATCCAATATCTTTTGCAATCCGTCCGTTGATAGGTCG